AGGATTAATGTTTTGTGCCACTGTGGATATAAAAACTGGTGGTACAGCATTATTATTAGCATTTTGTATTACTTGATTAACAAATGCTGGCGTGCCTAATTCAGAATTCTTACTTTGTACAGAAGCAATATGAGGTGCTTCATTAGTTAAGATAGTAGGTATTATAAAACCTAATAAAATACCTGCCAAATCAGCGGCTACAAGCGCAATTTGTCCTTCTGTTTCAATGAAATCATTAGTGGTAAGGCGAATTTTATTTGCGCCAAAAACACTAGCTGTAGCTCCAATTAAAACATTATTGAAAGCTGCAGCCAAAGCATCCATAGAATATGTACCAGCCGGGATCGTAATCTGCTGAACAATACCTAAAGTATGGATTATAGTTACGCTATTTGGGTTAACTAAATTAACAGTTTGTATAGTACCAGTGCTTTTTTCAACTTCAAAATAAGCAAAATTTGTTGGATCAACACTACTTATACGCCAATATCCACGATTATTAGCATTAAAAGCAGTATCCCAAATAACGACCCAATCACCAACTTTTACATTAACAAAAGTATTATTTGGTCCTGTATATCTCCAAATATTGGTTGCTGGATTGGTTACAGCAATGGAAACACCTGGAAATGCATTGTGTGCTACAATAGATGTTGGGGAATCAACTACTAACCAAATAGTTGAATTACTGGCTAATACTAAAGTACCACCAGTAATAGCGGCACTCTGAGCATAAGCTCTAAAATTGGTTGTCCCAGCTTTATAATTATCCCCTGCTATAGCAGCACTACTTAATTTAATTTGTCCTGTGCCTCTGATTAAAGAATATTGGCTAGTTTTGCCAACATAAGTACCAGCTGCAAAAACACTAGCCAAAGAAATTAAAGTACCACCTGTCCCTAGAGTCAAAGCCGCTAAATCATTTTGCCCCTTATTAGAAGTCAACACCAATCTATTACCATTAATTGTAGCTGTTAAACCTGGAATGGTTGCATTAATTGCATCTCTCCAAGTTTCAATAGGTGCTGTAGCGGGTGTATAAGGCGCTAAATTAATACTATTAAATGTATATACAGATGAAGGAGTATTATCTATTCCAACTTGCAAAGTATAAGAAGAAAGAGGTAAAACCCAAGGGAAAGCAATACTAGTTACAGACGCAAATTGTCCATCTTTCAATAATTCCCTATCGTTTTTATATAAACGTAAAGAATATACCCTATTTAGAGAAAATCCCAAACCTTCATTTGCATCAATTGCATTAATGGGAGTAACAATTTGTAAATCTTCATTACTATCTGATTTTGCAAAAATCACTACGCGCGAACCACCAGCAGAAGTACGAGCAGAAAAAAGCAGCAATGGATTTGAATTAATGCTAGAAATTACTTCATAAGCTGTAGCAGCACCATCTGATTGAAAATCACCAGCTGCAAAAGTGTGTTCTGATAAAACACCGCCAACCATAACCGCTAATTTATACTGCGGAAAAATATCAAAAGGTTGTGTGTTTTGCGTAGTTAATTGTGCTTTAACTAATCCAACATTGGCTAATTGTAAATATAATTCTCCACCAATAGCTTCATCAATAATAGATTCTTGACCTACAGAAGTAAAAATAGGTTCATAAGAAGTACCATCATCTACACGCAAAATGGTAGGTGTTAAATCCGTACTTTCTTCTACTGAAGCAGAAATAATACGTTTCTGTTCATCTGTAGCAACTAAACCAGTAACAGCATTAATTAAAGCAGTATTGGTACCTTTTGCCCTGGATTGTCGTGCACGTTTAATACGATCACGCAATTCGAAATCAGTTTCAACATCACGACCATTAGAAAATGGTACTTCATTCTTAACTGTAAGATTTGGCAGTGGTGATGCAGCAAATTGAGTTAAACTATTTGCTGCAATATTTCCAATTGTACCTTTTTCATTACATAAAACAGAAATGCCCTGTAAAGTAGTATCACCATCAGGGATTGTAACAGAATTTATAATTGAAAAAGCAATAGAAGAAGCTGCACCAATTGTTGCAGTTTGAACTATTGTACCAGCAGGTAAAACCCTATTCCCACCTTGTGCCAATACAACAAAATCACCTGTACTATGCTTTTTAGCCAAAGCAGATGCTAAATTAATCTGGTAGTATGTACCTACTGCAACAATAGAAGTATAGTTTATTGGCCCTTCAACATTAGATGTTCCACGTGAAATATATAAAGAACCAGATGTGGGCCATGTTGCAGCATCATTTACATAAATAACCGTAGCACCTACGATAGGTGGAGGCTGGTTAGGATAAATATTGGTGGCTTTTTTAGCAAAAGAATTATCAATAACAGTGACCGCACCACTTGTTTTTGAAGCGGGATACCGCGATAATCCTTCTTCTGCAGCTAATAAATCTAAAGCTGTACCACTGGCACGATCTACTGATTTTTCATCTAAAGCAGCAAAAATATTATTGCTGATATTAAAATCTTGTTGGGCAGATGCTTCCAAAATATCAAGAATTACAGAGCCAGGGTTTAAATCGTTCAACCCCATGCGCGATTGCAAGGATGCAATTAATTCACCTAAAATTTGCTCATAAGATTTGATTTCTAAATCTGCCATGAATTACCTAATTCTAAGGTTTTCTAAGAGGTTAAGTCTAAAGGTAGTATAAAAAAATAAGGGGTACCATTGACTAAAAATATTTTTTATATTAAAAACACTTTTAGTAACACAAGTTGTTAAAGTGTAGTATAATGTAGTATAGTAGCTTGCCCAAATATTAGGTTTTACCCTCCACCTAGTATTTGGGCACTTTTTTTGCTAAATTAAAAATGAGATAATTTATGGTATCATGGGTCACTAGGAAATTAGAGAAAAAGAAAAAAGTATGGTGGAATAAAAGCAATGGTGGACAACTCATGTCTTATGAAGAGTATAAGACTTTAAAACGCCCCATGCGTTCTTTAAACAAAAAAATTAAAAAATTACATCCTGAAGAATTTGAAAAACTTGTTTTAAAAAGTAAAGCTTTAAATATTTGTAAAATTTGCAATAAAATTGGACAAATGACAAAACATCATTTAATTCCAACTAGCGTATCATATAAATATCCACGTTATACAACAAAAAATACAATATTTTTATGCGTAGCATGTCATTCTGATATTCATCGTTTATTTACAAATGAAGAATTGGCTAAAAATTTTGGTAATAAAAAAAGTTTTTTAAATATTGTCAATGAATTAATTTTTGATGATGAACGTGCTGATTATGTTAAGTTAATCGAAAAAGGCAATATTCCGTCTAACCCTCTCACATTCACAGAACCATTAATGGTAGCCACAGGTCCTTGAATTGATACATGCAAATTATTTGCGCTTGTAAAACGATTATCACTTACAATGGTATCAAACATTCGTTCTTTTATTAAATCTGCTGTAATATCACTTGTGTTTACACCTATAGGTACCGCGAAACCATAACTTGGATGTTTAATTAAACTACCTATGGGCGTAATAATCTTTAACTTCAGAGCTTGAACTAAGTTAGCCATACCTGCAGATAACACTGCATTGCCAGATTTATCTAAAATGATATCATTATTGGTGCTAAGAGCCAAATCAATCTTACTGATTTCAATCAATTTATCATCATCAGGTGTGAATCTAGGAATAGGTTTTAACCTTTGAGGTACATCAGACGGTGGAATCGCAGATGGAATATAAATTAAATCCCTAGAAGAAACAGTATTAGGCTTAAAATACTGAATTTGAGCATTATCAATAGTACGTAAACGATTTAAATCAGGATTACCATCAACAGTTATTAGATAACTTGTGACAGATAAAGTTTTAATATCCAAAATTCTACGAGAAAATTGTGGTACTGTAGAACTAGATAAAATAATTTTTTGATTTATATATAAATCTTCAATACTTGACACAACAATAGAATTATTTAAGCCATTATTATTAATTTTTTGAAACATGCCGTCTTCATCAATAAAAGGCGGTTCTAAACGATTTAAAGTAATGATTTCTGCAGCGCGTTTTTCATCACCAAGATACTGAAAAGCCAATTGATCTATAGTAATACCATAAATAACAGGTACAGCAGTTTTTCCTGGACTCGTATTGAATTCAATATTTGCACTTGCTGCCAAACGTCCAACGAAATTAAACGAATCTAAGATTGTATCTCGTTGATAAACGTCTTGTGCAGCGAATTGATCAAGCACTTGTGCTAATTTTCTAAAACCAAATAGAATATCTAGTTCAAATCTACCGGGTTGTTTCTTAATTCTGGGTGTAGGTACACCAACAGAGCCCATTGTTCTATCGTAAACAGGACTTCCTAAGCCAAAATAAGTAGCCATATCACGGCTAACCTGATTTATATAATTACGATAATCTTCAAAATCTTGTCTAGTCAATAAAGAAACTCGATCTTTTTCTTGCTGAATGCGAAGTTGCACATTATCAGGTAAAGATAACTTGTCTAAAGTAATTTGGTTAAAAAAGTCAGGAAATTTATCTGGATTAGCCACAGCATAAGCCGTAATAGAGCCTGGACCTGTATTAGGCACTTCTGTAGCACCGCCTGATGGAGGCGGTGAATTGTCATTAGACAGACCACCTGCTTTAATTTCTACGTTACCAGCATTGGTTTGCAGGTTTGCTGTTTCAGACGTTAAATTAGTCTGATTAAGTTTAGAAAATTCATCATTAATTGAGCTGAATAAGGTGTCATATGTTCTTTGATAGTTCTGAATTTTATCTTCAACAGTTTTAAATTCCTGTACTGTATCATGCAAAGGAGAAATCAAAGAAGAAACAGCATCCTTAATGATAGCAGAAGGCAAATCTAAAAGACTATTGACTAATCCCAAAGACTGTTTGGCAATAATCAAGCAACTTTTTACCACACCAAAAACACGATTAATATCACCTCTTACTGCAGTGATCACATCAGAAGAAGCAGCAATAACTCTTGAAACATTAACTAAAGTATCAAGAACATTTTGCATCAAATTTTTATTCTGAAAAGGATTTGCAGCCAATTCTTCTTGAAATTTTTGATTTTGGTTGCCTTCAACCTTAATTCTTTTCCAAGCTTCTAAAAAAATAGTATATCTATATTCTAAAGGAGCATCTGCTACTTTAATCAAAGAAAAATTCTTGGGTGTAACCAGATATGTAATGTTATCTTTGGCTAAATCTAAAGCCAATCGCAGATCTTTGTTTTCTGGCTGTTTAGCTAAAAACGCATAATATTGCAAGAATTCTGATAACTTATGAAACTGTTCATATCCAGTGTTGTCAAAAAATTGATCTGATTGCTGAAAATTATTTGTTTGATTTTGAGCAAAAGATTTAAAAGTAGCAACCAAGTTACGAGCAGCTTGCACAGTTGTAAAAATAGAACCTATATCTGTAGCATCATAGCTGGCTTCATTTAGTTCACGATATGGTAAAACGCCAGTTGTGCCATTGATTACAACTTGTTTTAAAGGAATACCGTTGCTTTCAACCAAAATACCGTCTGCCAAAACAGTAGTGCGCATTGCAAATGGCATATTAATTGAAAGATTGTGTGGCCCAATTGGTAAAACATACGCCATTAATTTTCCGGCATTGTTTTTAACAACTTCATATGATTTGATGTTATTATTGCGATCAATATTAGCACGTACAACCATCAAGCTATAAGGTAAAATTAAATTCCAGCGACGAGGTGTTTTATTAAAAGTAGTAATTGGAAAAAAGTCATTTTTATCATCACTTTTAATATTGGCAACAGTTAAAGGCTCTGTGATTCTGAAATTATTCAGAGCATCTAAATTATTTTTGTTGTCAACTGTTGGCAATATTTTTGGTGATACCATCGCTTATTCCTTAATATCTTGCCAATGAGTTACATCGTCAATTAAATATCCATCATTCCAAAATCTAAATTCAAAATCAATATTTTTTGCTATAATTTTATGATTTTCCATTTTTGGAAAAAAGATTGCCTTGTATTCTTTTTGTTGCTTTGTTTTAACCCTAACTGGTTTACATTTGTCAGGTAAAATTTTATTTACACTATTCCAAGCCATATCATTATATAAGATTAAGCTTAAGTGATAGGCACAGGGGGAGGAGAAATTATAATAGCAGTACCCCCCAAATTTAGAAGATGAAGAGCTGTTGCAATAGTATTAGCTGCATCTACTTTGGATAAGTTACCAGAAGTATTTGCAGCAAAAACTGGCGTTAAAGCAGCAGCTAAACCAGCCAATCCCGGTGGTGGTGTAACAGTTATTGCTGTTGGATAAACTGTAGTTGCTAATGCAGCAACACTGCCCCAAAAAGCCAGAATCCCTGCTTGCAAACACCCAGCTCCTGCACTTGGTGCAGACATACCAGTCAATGCACCTAACATTGCTGCTCTAGGTGCAGTTTGTAAAACTGGAGCAACACATGGTACAGGTCCAGCGTTAGAAGTGCCAAAGTATGTAATCCAAGCATCTACCCATGCAACAGCGCAAACTGATTCCGTCATTGATAGAGGTATGGTAGCAATTTGAGCTGCCAATACACTTTGTAACATTGGCATAATTAACCATCCGGAAATTTTAGTTTATTTGATTCAATTTTAGGATCCCATGCAGGACATTGCATCATGGGTGTCGGTGGACCTGATGGACCCATGCCAGTAGAATGCGTATGAGCATCAAAGGCATCTGCTTTGCCTTTGAGTTGATTCCAAAGTGTTTTCATATGATCAGCAATTGCTGCTTTAACTGCTGCGTTGCCCAACAAAGTAGTAGTATTGCCTTCTTTATCGGTAATTTTTAAACCAGCACCTCCATCTAGTTTCATTTCAATCTGTTTTTCTTTAAACTCAATGGTATTTTTTTCATCTATATTAATAATAATTTTACCATCTTTTTGAATCTTAATAAAACGATTGGGTTTCTCCGGATCATTGGTATTACTAGAAGAAACAGTTATATCCCCTGTTTTATCAATCTTTAAAAAAGAATTACTAGCTTTCTTATCTCCCACAATATTTGAATTAGGATTATTAGGGTCAGAAGCTCCTTTTTCAATATCGTTTTCAGAGCCTCTCAGAACTCCTTGACTATTTGTAGGGCCAAGAAAATTTAGAAATAATTCACCAAATTTATTAATATTAAAAGTAATACCATTGAAACTAAAGTTCAGAAAATGACCATTTTCTTTTTTATCCTTAATTTTGGTCTTATAATCAGGATTTTTATTTAAAAGAGCATTCTTAATTCCACCAATAATAATAGGATTAGCTGCTGTTCCGCCAAGACACAAAATAAGAACCATGCTACCTAAAAGTTTGTTTAATTGAGCATCCTTTAATGGACCCTGAGGTAGCTTAAAACTCAATAAATCTTGTACATTTGGTCTATATGTATACTCAAAAAAGTCAGCAACACCACCAAATTGATCTATAATTGTGCAATTATAATAAACAGTTGTATGCTTGGTATCATTAATCTGTTCTTGAACTAACACATCATAAGTAATGGTGTTGGTTTTATCAGGATTTTGCGTTTCATCTGGGTAATTTATTTTTAATATTTGTCCAACTTTAAGGTTAAAGTTATTATACATAACATCCTTAAAGGACACTTGCTGTTCAGGTGTTAGCCAACTTGGTGCTACAAATCCACAATCATACATATTGTTAACCTAACTCGTCAAAATCTGTAATGATTCTTTTATTTGAAAAAATACTATTAGCCGGTTCAGAAGGAACTTCTTGTGTGTAGCCCCCAGTATCTTTATAAAGTTTTGATGTCTTAGAATTTTTTGATGCATTGCTACGAAAATATCCATCAACATTATCAATTGCCTGTAAATCACCACTTTTATGAACACCATGAGATAAGAATAAAGAAGTAAAAAAACTAGCAATACCCGTTGGTTGTTCAATATTATATTGATGATCTACACCTTCAATATGAAAAACAAAATCATTGTATTCTAAATTTTCACCTATACATATAGGATCTACAATACCTACACACCTTAAAGCACCAGTTAATCTAAGATGCATATTAGCCATGAAATCACTAATCAAAAAATTATATGTATCTAATTTCTTAACATTTTCTTGTTGTTGGTCTGCAAGATTAAAATAATCTTGGTCAATTTTGGCTTGATAAAATTTTAAACCATTTCTTTTTACATCATTGACATCATATACCCAACCAGCAGCACTAATGGCCAATGTGTCAACAACAATACTATACTCAGGAAACTGCAAGTTTACATCATTTCTTACTGTAACACAATTTGTACGCAATGCCTCTGAACGACCTATCTCATAACCTAAAACCAAAGAATTATGGATCTCAAATCGTGGTAAATCTAAATATAAAGTATAAGGTATATTATCTTGGCTAATATTAATTGTGGTGATGACACCTTGATTCGACTTAGAGAATTCTGTTGTAGTTGTAAAAGGAATTTGTCTACACACAAGAGTAGGAACAATGGGAGCTAAAGGTGAAGGCTCAGGCCTTAGGCAAAAATACATCTCATTCAATAAAGGATTGCTATGTTGTTGTAAAATACTATATACATTGGCATTTAACGTAGGAGTAATATTAATTAATTTTTTACCAGCCAATTTAAATTTTTCGTTAGCTGGTTCCCAATACATTCCATATTTTCTACCATCTGTGGCTCTTACAGAATCCCTAATAATAAAATCGGGTCCTAAAACTCCATTGCCACCTTGATCAAATTTCTGTACACCAATCATTACATTAATTAAATCAGCATAAGTATGAAATTCTCTACTGTTTAATTGGACATCACGGCTGAATAATTGTGCAATCAATTTTGGAATACCAAACGTTCCATTGACACTACGAATAGGGGTATCCTTACCACCTGAAGCACCTTGACCAGCTCCTAGTAAACATTTATGCCAAAATATAAATTGATCATGAATACTAAAACGCTCTTTTGCTAAAACAGAAGCAAAATTTCTCTTGTCTTTATTGACACTACTAAAAAATGCATCAGTAAAAAGCTGATTAGAAACAATTCCTTGTTCACCAAGATTTAAGAATGGACTAAAATAAATCTGAGAATTATATTGATCAAAGCCTACGCCATTTAAACGATATCGTAATTCTTTAATGCCACCTACAACTTGAAAAACTTCTTGTATTGTATATACTTTGCCAAAGAATTTTAAACCACTATCATAATCATTCACTGATTTTGATGTTTTAATACGACTAATAATGTCTTCTGCCTTAGTATGATTATTAACAATCCAGGCCATCATATAATCACCTGGACATGCTAATGACAAAAAATTTCTACCACTAGTTAAAACAGCAGAAAGATTATGTGAAACCCCCTGTTTGCGCGTGCTTACAGTCAAATTTAAAACTTCACTGGTAATAATAACTGGTTCAGACCGAAGATCCAAGTAACCATTTAATTCATTTATTTTGTCTTTGTTTTGAATAGCCCCTAAAGAATTAATGGCGCGTTGCTTATATGGAAAAATAGCAATAATGGCTCTAGGATTTTGATAGTGGGCATCACTAGAATTAGCTCTTAAAACAATATTTTTATATTTGTTAGACATTATGGCCCCTTCATCTGGCCAGAAGTAGGCATGGTCAACGGCTTAAATGAAGGTCTATTTGGTAAATATTCATTGACTTTATCTAAAATAGTTTCTGGAACAGTTTTTTCATCTGGTGTATTATAACCTTCAGGGCTATTAGGAGTACGATATCCTTGTCTACGTTCCATAGCTTCAGTATTTTCCCGAATAGCTGCTTCTAATTTACCCATAGAAACAACTAAAGGTGCTCCTTCATCAAATAAAGATTGTCCACCTTTCTTGGTCCAATCTGATTCTGCTGTCATCTGTTCACTTTTAGCTTTATCAATCATGGTAGAAAATTCTTTTTTACCACGTAATGTTTCTCTTTGTGCTTCTACAGCAGTAGTAAATTTTACATCACCATAAGCTTGCAAACCAGCAACAGAATTATCAATCTTTCTACCTTGATCTAAACTTAAGCCCTGACCGCCAAATTGATTGATAAATTTTTCTGCTTCATTATAAGGAACACCTTTTGACACTTGATAACTTAAAATTAATTTATCTCTAATACCCTGTGAACGGGCTTTTTCTTCAGCAGAAGCCCCTTTGCCTAATCCAGCTTGATATCTTTTCAAACCCTCAGTAGTAGAAATTTCATCAGCATTGCTAATACCTTCCATCTGTTTAGCAACACCAAGATTTTTATATAATTCAATATTATTTAAACCAGTTGTTAATTTACTTTTATCACCCTCTGCTGCTGCAGCTAATTCTCTCATCAAAGAAGGATTATTAGTCACTTCCTCAATACTTTTTGCAGAAGTAATAGCCATCAATGCAGCGGAAGGTAATTTTCCTACATCAATACCAGCATTCTTTAATCCTTCTTGGACACTTAAGCTTTGAATGGCCATGCCCATGGCATTATTTGCACCACCACGCATAGACCTAAATTGGCTCAAAGCATTTTGAGATTCTAAAATATCCTGACGACCAATTTGAGATGCACTCATACTTCCCAAAGAAGTACGCAAATCTCTCATGATGCTATCTAAATTATCAATTCTGGCTGTACCACCTTCGGCTAAATTTTCAGCTACAGAAACTAAATCCTTAACTAAGGATTTTTCAATACCTGTCTGAACACCACGAGTCATGGCTTGTTCAAACATTTTCATAATGTTTTGTTGATTATTAACAATACCACCCATACGACGGGCCATATCGGCAGTTTCACCTGGAGAAGACAAACCTGCGCGTTCCATGAGTGCCATTGGACCTAAATTACTACGTTCTGATCCAATTAAACCAGCACCACTGTTCATCTGTAATAAAGAAGCTGTTTCTGGAATAGAATAACCATATTTCCATCCAGTAGAAATAGCGCCAGATAATCTTTTAGATAAAGCTCCTGCTTTATCATATCCAGTAATAGCCTGTGCACCAGCTAACTTTGCTGGTGCTAGACCAATACGTTCATTAGCTAGATCAATAGCAAAAGCATATTTTGAACGTAAATTTTCCAACTCTTCAGAAGTTAAATTGCTTTTTTCAGCAGTAATAGCTGATTTTCTCAAAGCTGGATCTAATAAATCTTTATTATTACCAATAGCAGTTATTACCCCGCTAGCTCCACCTAAAAGTGCGCCTCCTGTTGTACCAATACCAGGTGCCAAAACGGTACCACCTACTGCACCAGCTAAACTATGCTCTCCTACCGTTTTTAAAGCATCACCTGCGCGCGCAATCCAACCACCCTTTTGCATTTTTTCTGTACTATTAAAGGCACGATTCAAACTACCTGTGGCTGCTAAAACACCATAATCTAAGTTCTTGCTAAACATCATGTTTGCAAGCTTATTGGGGGCGTTTTGTCCTTGCGCTTCATATGATATACGACGATAATCAGCACCAGAAACATGAGTAACAGCTTCTTTTACAATAGCCCCTACCATACGAATAATGCCAGCTGTTTTTAAAACTGATTCAGTATTACGATCATCAACAACTTTCTGAAGCTTTCTTCTTTGATCAACATTTTCATTAATATCGCCCATTAAGGAACGAGTATTTGCAGCATGTTGATCTCTTTTTTGGATTAAAATTTCTTTTTGTTTAGCGTCTGTAGTTTTAGCAATAGCCGCAGCTAAAGCTTCTTGTTCCGAAACAGCATCTTTTAAAAGCTTTGTCTGTTCTTTTAAGGAATTGTTTAGACTTTTTAACTGATCATTAGCTTCTCTTTTTGACAACTTATCAAAAAATCTACTAGCGTCCTTATCCAAATTCTTTAAAATATTTGTGGTTTTTTTAAATTCATCATTCATCTTCCCAAAAGAAGTTTTTTCTACTTTGGAAAGAGACTTAGAAATTTCATTTAAAGATTTTTGCGCCTGACTTGTATCGAAATTTATTAGGCCTTTAATTGTAATATTTTTATCTGCCATTATTTGTCCTTAAAATTTCAATTCAATATCCGGTGGAGATGGTTGTTTTGGTTTTTTATTTTGTTCGTCTAATCTTTTTTGTTCTTTCTGAAGTTCCTCATATTCTAATTGATTGAACCATTCCTCATCTTCTTTTTCCATATCGTGATTGACATTATTTAAGAGATTATGTTTAGCTTTTTTGATTTGCTCATCTGATAAAGAAAAATAATGATGCTCACGCAAATGTAATAATATATATGCTATATTTAATTTTTCTACTTCTGTAATTGGTATATGAAATGTAATTGAAAATTGTCTATATAAATATCTCAGATGAGTAGAAAAATCTGGATCGATTCTATTTTTTAAAGCAATTAAATCTGTTTGAGTATATAGCTCTGATATACTTTTAACAAATTCAGAACCCAACATATTAAACTTTTTCTAAATTATTTTTTGCCTTATCGGCTTCAGAAGCAATATTATCACGCCATTTTTTTGCTTCTTCTTGAATTCGTTGATTTAACAACAAAGGAATATTAAAATCATAACAATTTTTTAAATTATCACTTTCAGTAAACCAATTAGGAGAACTAACGACATGTGCTTTTAATTGTGCCAAAAGCAGAGCTGCTCCATATGACTCAGAATCAATTGTCTCATTTTCTTTTGGATGATTTAACAGTTCTCTTTGTTCATTATTTAATGAAATATATTCCATTAAATTAAGAGCAGGTTTAATTTGAAAAACACCTTGATAAACAGTGCCAGTCAATTCACCTTTGGCTTCAAATGTAAATTTGATTTTTTCGAAAGGATTAATATTCATACTTCATAGTATAAGTACAAATATTATAAATGAGAGGAAAATTAAACACCAAGATTTGGTCTAAATACGAAATTAAAAGCTAAATCAATACCACTAATATCAACGCCACCTGTTTCAGGAATTTGGAATTTAAATCCAAAGGTATCACCAGCATAAACCGGCATACCAGGCGAAGCGCGCGACAATCTAAATCCACCTTCATCTGCACTGATTGCAGCAACAGCAGATACTGCAACAGGATTGGTACGTCCTTGTTTAATTGCTGTAATCACAGTACTACCAGTGACTGCTGTAACCAAGTATACGCCAACATTAACCAAGTTTGCAGCACGGAAATTTGTTGACGTTTCTCTAATATAAATCAAATCACCAACATTTGGCAAATTAGCAAATGTCGTTGTAGCTGTCATGGTAATTGTTTTTGTACTAACAGCAATAGCATAAGTATTAGTGGCAGTTACCAATGGAACATCTTCACTTAAAGCTATTGGAGCAAAAGAATTATTTTCCATGCCGGTAATTAAACTAACAGGTGTACCAACATATCCATTATGTGTGCTGTAAAACACATAAGGAAAAACCAAATAATTTTGAATTGCGGTAGTTCCAGCAGTCCAAAGATCAAAACTATCATAACAATATACATTGCCTGAAATCACATAACCATCACATGGCGCTTGAAAAATAGGTAACTCACGAACTACTAAACCGCCAGCATCAGGAGCAGGCATATTCCCAGTCCATGTAAAATATTTATCACGCAAAGCATTTACCATTCCATCGCCAGAGATCATGTCACCTAATTTGATATCATCAGCATATTTTCCAGTAAGTTGCGCATAAGATTTTAACGCTGGTTGAGAATCAGCATAAGCATTTAAAGTTTGTTTTTGAAGTAAAGTCATTGCCATATGAAAAAGCTCCTATTAAGTGTATTAGTACCAATAGATTAAGTTTGTGCTTTAGTTTCTTCTTTTTTCTTAAAATTCATATAATCAACAATTTTTTGCCAATAATCTAATCCTGTTATGTAATACAAATTTTCTAGATTAGATTTTAGCTCTGTCACAGCAATCAACCCAGCAATTAATCTTACAACAGGCACACCAAGCTGAAATACTGTTTCAACCGTATAACTTAACACAACAGCAATTTCGTAAGCTAAAATTTTATTGATTGTTTTCCTGAGTCCAACTGATGTGACTTTTTCTTGTTTCTTAATAACTACCCATAAAGCTGTTATAAGATCTGTAACCGCCAAAAACATAATAGCAGTCATCACAGCACGTACAGGGCTAATAAAAACAATAAGCCAACCAAACAATTGACTCATGGCAAGAAAAAAATCTTCATATTTGATTGTATGAAACAAATTCTTAACCATGATATTATTCTCCACGTAATTATGTTGCAGTAGCGTTGATTGTTCCACCGGTAGGGGCTCCCACAAGATAAAAAACACCAATCACTGCAGCACTATCCATTTTCAAACCATTTGTTGCAAAATCCAATACAAAAGAAGAATAAGAAGGCAGTTCCCATTTCTGTACCCCCTTATAAGTAATACCAACATTTGCATCTAAATTATTTATTACTTGTAGTATTGATCTATCAGCATTAAGCGTTAAAATGGTATTTGCTGTACCTGCTGAGGTTCCAGTCACAGCACCAAAAGCCAAAGAAGCAAACTGTGGATCAATTGATACTAAACTTGTAACTGGCGTAGGAACAATAGTAATATTATTGGAAAAATTTCCTTGAGGGTCAACATTCATAACCCTAAAAGCTGCTACTGGTGCTGTTTCATAAGCACCTAAGGCAACATTGACTTTTTCTGGAAAATCCCTTGTTACCATTATTGTTTTAATAGCAGCTGCATTTGCTGTGGTATAAGCAGAACAATTTTGCGTTACATATCCACTTTGATTAGTGATAGGCCATGGGCCAACAGAAAACTGTGTAGTAGACAATACTTCTAAAACTTGTAAAAACAATTTTGGAGTTGTCGTATTATCACTTAAAGTAAGTGGCTGCCCAACATGTAAACCATTAGTGCTAGCAACAGTCAAAACACCATTTGACCCACCATTAGCAGTTAAGGTTTTTGCAACTTCAGGATAAATCATTGTATCTCTAATCAAAGAACCCATATGTAGTGCCTAATTCCTTTTGTTAATAGTTATTGAAGATTACTGAAATTTAGCTGGATCGCCTGGATCATCAAACAAAACACCCTCTTCAATAGCCTCATCCTGCATAATTATACCCAAGAACGTCGCAGTATAACTATTCGTAGCTTTGGCACTCATGTCACTAGATAAGCCAGTATTACGACAACGAGTAACACGCATGACAACTTTTTTGGTCTCACGATCTTCAACGTGAATATCGAATTCTACGTTTTTAAATAATTCACCAGGAGGTGTAGCAATAGATTTACCGTTTTCTTTATGATATGGGCCTTTGCCAATTACCTTAAAACCAGTAAGTGTTAAAGACACGGCTTCATAAGAAGTCAGCACAATTTCTTGTGCTTCAAAACGACCCAATGTATGAATAGCCTCAGCACCATGACTAACAGTAAAACTGATATTTGATGCCACTCCAACTAATCTATTGGCCACGTACACTTTAGCACGTGCACCTTGCATTGTTTCTGCAATACCATTAACAGCCATGTGATTTATCCTCTTCTAAAAAAAATTAAGCAGTTTGAGTCACTTGTGAAACGTTCAAGGTAATCGGCACGAAGTTAATTGCATTGGTAATGTACACATTGACATTAACCTTCATCACAGGTCCAACAATCTGGATGGACGCTGAATCAAACCCGGCCGGTGCACCGTCACTTTGTGTAATCAGTTTATTCTGTAAATACTGATCCATCTTTGCTTTTAGGAAAACCAAAGCATTTGCCGCAGACAAATCAGAAATAGCCTGACCAACCGCAAAGTTATCAAATGACCGCAAAAGATCCAAAGCCATAAAATCAGCAGTGTACATAACTTGTAGACTGTTGAAGACAAAGTTATTGTCTTTACCGTAGGTAGTTTGATCACTGACCCAACGGAAACCACCAGTGGGTGGGTTTTCTAAAACCAACAGACCAGACAACAAAGCATCTTCAAGCTGCCCATTGTTTCTTGGATTGAAATCATTAAATGGAGTCACTACACCTGAAACGTTGGCATATTTATGCTCAATTGATTTATACAAACCAATTGATTGCATGGAAGCCGCAATGACAGCGCCATACCAAGGTTGAAATTGTACAATGTTTCCGCTAATACTCACAGCTTTGATGTCTTGGAAAGTCAAAGCCACCCTAGCTGAAGCTAAATTCTGCGCTTGAGTTTTAACATTAGTAAACGTATTTCGATAAGAAACAACAGCCAATCTATTCTTTCTCATCTTGATTTGAGACATTGCTAAAACATGACTCTTTGTATATGCATTGATTGCATCAATGGTATACGTAGAAGTCGGATCCGTTAAACCAGCAGCAATATCCAAAGTGGCATCACGACTAAACAAAGGAACCACAAAATTACAATCAATGTCAGCTAATTTATCAATAGCTGCAATAACAGATGCTCCAGTGGTACCACCCTTAGCGCCACCACTGAAAAACACAGGTAAAATAGTCGATTCTGGCAAACCAGCTACTGCAGTACTAGCAAACAAAACATTGGGAGATAAAGCTAATTTAGACTTAAAGTCATATAAATCTTTTTTAAGTTTCAAAGGAAATGCTGTACCAGCAGTCGAAGTAGCAAAATTAAATGTGCCTTGGTCTAAGATGGTGGGTGACAATTGACCCACTGCAGTCGTACCAACTGCAGCCATATAACCAGTTTGAGAATTAATGTAACCAACCAAATCAGACAATGTTGGATAACTTGAGAAATTCAAAGTTAAATTAGCACCAGAACCACCAGTGACAGTAGTCGTTAAAGAAGTTCCAGTTACAACTACCGAAGCTGTTGTGCCAATATAAGATAACTTAAGAGCAATCACACCACCAATAGCTGTGTAAGATTCTTGCAAATTATCATTAGAACGACTAATTAAGAAATTGGTTTGATAATCTACACCTTCTACAATATAGGGTATACCTGCTGTTGAAATCCAAGTAGCTGCAGTAGTAGTAGCCAAGTTATAAAAAACTTGATTAATATTTCTGCCGCCACCACCATCAGTTACTTCAAAGCCAAGTCTAATACCATCAATCCATGGTCTAAAAACCTGAGCATCATTATTTGGCGTAGCACTGAAGGTTGTAGCCGCAACGTTTGCGGGTGTACCATTTGAAACACGTGCAGCAACAAAATAAGCGCTACTCGTTACATTATTAACTGTGGTAATCGTATAATACCCAACGTTGGCATTACCACCACCAGCAACTGCAGATCCAAGAGGAATATAAAAAGTATCACCAACTCTAGGTCCATTAGCGCCCTGAGCAAAAGCCGTAGCGCCAGTCAAATTCAACTGTAAATTAGAACCTGAGGCTGTAATCGAAACGCCAGCACTTGCAAGTGCAGCAAAAGAACTACGATTTGTTCCGGACTTATCAGTTACAGTCACAGGACTGTAAACTTGCATATCGTTAGTAACCGTAGCACTAAATGCAGTAGCAGCCACACTAACAGGTGCAGTAACCGTAGCATTTACATGATCAGCAACCTTAGTTGCTGTAATAAATGCAGAAGAAGTTGTATTCGAAACTGCTGTAACGACATACGTACCTAAGTTTGCATTACCTGCACCAGCAAAAGCTGAATTAGCACTAGCACCATACAAAGTATTAGCAGGCAAAATTAACAAATCACCAGGAATAGGTGTTGCAGCAAATACAGAACCAGCAGCTAAAGTAAATGTAACTGAGCTACCAGAAGCAACAGTCGTTAAATTAATTGTTGCCAAACCAGTAAAAGCACTTCTGTTAATACCACCAGTGGCCAATAAAGAACCATTAGTTAAAGTAGTCACTAAAGTTGTGGGTGACATATTCGCAGTAACAGTCAATGTCGTAACTGCGCTACCACGTAAACGATAATTAAACAAAGCAGAAGTTGCAGCACTAGGAACAGGAATATAAGTAAAACTACCAGTTGTTGGAGCAACTGCAGCAGTATAGACTGTATCTTCCCATTTTAAATTACTGCCATTGGCACCAGCCTTGATAGCTGTTAAAGTTCCATAGTTAAGACCAATGGTGGGAATAATACTTGTTGCAGCAGTACTAGGATTAGTTTTATATAAATAAATTCTAGTTACGCTACCAGGCAAATTAGGATCATTGGCAGGTGCCACTGCAGCCTTAAATGCATCAACTAAAGGCCCAGAAGTATATTTGCTAATTACATCACCCATTTGTGCAGGAGTAAAGTAATTCAGTGTCAAATCTTCTGTGGTATCACTGGTAGCCAAACCTTCATCTGCTTCACCAATCAAAGCCAAAAATCCAGCTACACCAATACCAGAAGCAGGAGTTTGTACATTGATTCTGGTATATGCACCAGGTATAATTAATGTACCAAAATCTGTGGATGAGTAAGTTAATGCCATTTATTTAATCCTATAAATAATAAAAAGATTAAGTTTAAATCCCAAAATGTTTACAACACATTTCCCATTTTGTTGCGTCTTCGAACATCTTCATAGATTTAGCATGCAACACAACAGGTTCTTTCCATTTCAAATCAATGTTGTTACGCTTGGCATAATCCATAAAAAATTCATCAAAATTTTTGAAAAAATAAGTAGGTACAACATTTTCTACATTTTGATTAATTGGTTCTTCTGTCATAATGTCATCTTTTTTCTTAGCAACCATTTGTGCTTCCTTTATGTATAAATAAGATTAAGTTTTAATTATTGTGGCATAAATTGTCTTTGTAGGATCATTTACTTGAACTAAATTTATACCAGATGTAATACCTTCAAAAGATTGAGAAAATTCTTGTACCCATCTACTTTGAACAAGAGCTTCCAAATTAATACTTTTCAAATAAATAATGTTTCCACCATGAGCATCATCAATTTCCTGAGAAACTCCAGAAGAAGTAATTGTTGTGATTCCAAAGCTGTTTTGTTCTAACAACATTCTATTTTTCAATAAAACATATAAAGCAATCGTGTGAAGCCAACTAATTGCTGCTGTTTCACCATTTACACGACATTCAATATTAAAATTCTCATTAAAATGAGCAATGCGACGAATAACTTTTAATTTATTGAAATGAGGTCTTACATAAGTCTCAGTAAAATCATCGTGTAGATTAGCTTCAATTCTAAATTGGCTTTCTGATAAAATTTCAGTAATAGGGTATGATGTATTAGATTTTTTACTTACCAAACTTTGTCCTTTAAAAATTAAAGGATACTCAATAAAAGTATTTGGTAAAGTAACAATACCCGTAGTTAAATCATAAGATACATTGATTGGCCCAACAATATATCTTGGTTCTGTAATAATATTTCTTTCTTCAATATATTCTTCATCTGGCATATCATAATCACCTAATGCCGCCAGAGGTTTACTTTCTGCTGAAGAAGGATGCGTAATTAATATAGATGGATAGCGTGCTTGGTCAAAAGACCATTCAAAACCAATTTCAATATAGTTCTGTAAAAACCATGTTTTGGCACGTTCAATTTCTTTTTGGCCATATGCTTTTTCTACTAAGGGCAAATTGGCATATTCAAAAAGAAAATCTAAATAAAAGGGATATTTCCTCAATTCAGAAATACCTTCTTTTAGAACATTTAAAATTAAAATATCACTTTGAGGTATTGACACTTATACAAGGTTAATTTTCCCTAATTGTTCTGTAACAATTCTTAGATAATTTTCTAATATCCATTGATAAACTTGATCAAAAATCTTGGCACCTTTTAATTCTGGTACATTCCAACCAGTAGACTGTTTATTTAAAGTCCTAAAAGTCATAATGGTTTTTTGTACTTTGGTGCTTTTTGCAGTTTTTATTTCATTTTGATATATAGTTAAATTATTTAAAATACTTTGACCAGTAGCTTTGCTTTTAAATGGGGAAGGCACATTAGTTATAATAGCTGCTGGTGTAATCTTTTTCACTGTACTGATAACAGGCACACCTTTGGAATTCGTTATAGGTTTAGCCAAACTTATTTTTTCTTGCTTTAAAATTGATTTGATTTCTTTATATATATTATATTGCTTATTACTCATTAAGCTTGGAATATTTTTATTATGTTGAAATGGAATAACAACATGATCTTTATTTTTTAGATGAGTCTTTTTCATATTATGAGCTGCTACGCCTTCTTCAACCCATAATGCTTTTTCTCTTAAAACAATTATATAAGTAGGATTTTTTATATCATTTGATTTTTCTAAAGCTAAATTTTCTAAATACAAATTTCGAGTAGACCGCAATTTTTCTTGCGCTAAGCGTATAGCTTCACCATAAGCTTGTGTGGCAACTAAATCTAATGCTTGTTTAAAAATATCACCAGCATTAGAAATTTTTGCAACTTGTTGTTTAAATTGATCGAAATTTATTTCTAGATTAAAATTATTACCAGCCATATACAGCTATTATGGTATATTTATATCATCTTTGTTTTCAACAGGTGCAATAATATTAGCAGAATCTGCTGCAATTGCATTATCCATCGCTACTTTTTGATCAGTTTGTAAAATATTATGCTGTAACAAAGTAGAAGCCAAAGTCATAACAACATTAACAATATCAATAATAGCTTCATAAGCTTTTGGATTGGTTGCCTGCATCATTTCAAATAAAGGCAAATAATTTTTAAAATTTCCAACAGCATTTTCAACACTTGAAATCAAATCTTGAAATAAAGCAGGATCCAATTGTTGAGTTTTTTCTTCATTCTGTGCACCTAATTGAGGTTCAATTGGTTCTTTGTATTCGGTATTTACACTATCCATGTGATTCCTCTGTTTGCTTCTGAAAAGCTTTTAGCAACAAAGCAATATTATCTTTATCCCAACGAGAACCAAATACTACTTTCAAGGTATCATTTTTGTCTTGATAAATATGTAAACTGTTTTTACCTAAAAATTTATAACATATACATAATTTTTTATGTTCAGGTGTTAACTTAATAATTTCTTGGCAATCAGGACATGCTACTGTATGATGATTTTTTTGTAATTTGATTTCTGAAACATCATCTTTATCATATTGAATATGATTTTCATCAAATAGATTATGAGCAGCTAAACACAATGCAATAACACGTGGTAAATCTTGTTCTTGGAATTCTAAAATTTGTTCTGATTTTTCAAGTAAAATACCACTGAATTTATTGTTTACATTTCTATTGACAGTTAATGTTAATTCAGTAGTAGGAATCTTAAGTGAAATATTATTGCCATTAGGCAATAAATTCAAACTCTTTGATAACCAAAAAGAAACTCCGCGTGGAATGATTTGTAACTGTTTTAAATAATCATTGATACAATCAGTATTCATATCAGGTAATGCAACTATAGCTTTGCTTAAAGCAACAAAGCCTTTTGCTCCTACCAATTCACGAATTTTTTGATTATAATTTGCAGTATCTGACATTACAATAGCTCCATTGGATATACTAAGTATAAGTTTTAATTTATTTTATTGATAAATTCATGCCAGAGCTGGGAGCCAATGCCTCTCTTGGCTCATCATTTTCTTCATTTCGCAACTGATTTAAGTAATAAATTTCTCTTTGTAGCATCAGCAATTGAGGATATCGAATTTGTTTTTTAGTTCCATCAGCAGGGTCATAAGTATTCACTAAACGAATTTCATGCAAAACAACACCTATATACCAAGATGGTCTATATAAATAACGAGCAGCATATACACCGCCAGTACCCAGTTCTTGAAAAAATTGTGGTCTGTGTTGGCTGATCCAATGAATATTGCCATTTACAATTTCAAAATCAGTTCCTTCTACGTACTCTTCACCATTCATTCCTATTACGTATTCAATTTTTACAATAGGAAACATTGGCCTATCAGTGCCAGTGGGAGAACAAATCATTTTTTCCCATTTTGGGACTACTATACTCTCATCCACTAAGTCTAAACGATCACTAATACCAAAAAATATTTGGCATTCATTGCCTTTATAAAATCTTGGCACATGCAACATAGTAATCGCAGAATCAATAATGCCTTCTGCGCGATAATGTTTCTTAGCAGTATTATTATCAAATACACCTAAAAAACACTTACCGCCCTTGTAAAAAAAACCATTGCTGCAATCATGATTTAAATGTGTTGAACGCGGGCTGCCCCGATCATTATCGCCGCCCGTACAAGGAACTGCCTTCCAATGCTTAAATTCAATCCCATGTGCTTCTACAAAATTATCAAAAGCATTAGCATCAAAAGATACTTGGTCTTGAGAAAAAATTAATGGATCTTCAACGTATCCACCACGACTAGCCATTATTATCTATCCATTTTATATTTTTATATTTTTGCCCAGCAACAAATTTTGCTATGGCCAAATGAGGGCCAGCGCCCAAAATTTCACTACCTTTTTTGGTTGGATAAATTAATACCTTAAGCCCACCAAAGGTAACCAATAAATCCACTGGAATATCACCTTCTAAGTATCCAATGGTTTCTTTTGTTTTTATATATTTTGGAGAAATATCCATAATTACACCGTAGACATAAAAACTGAGTTGTAATACATCATTTTTATATTTTTATATAACTCATCACGTTTTTCTTTTAAATCATCAATTCTTAAAGCATAAATATTAGGACCAGGACTGCCCACTGACTGTTGCATGCCATCCAAACTCAAACTAGAACTTGTCATTCTAATTAAAGGCCCTAAACGTGACAGAATATCTATAGCTGCCTCAATCCCAATCAAATCATTAAGAATTTCTGGTATTTTATTTTCTGGAAACCCCGTAGTACATTTGATAGAAAAAAACGCAGGCATAAACCGGGGTTGAACGGTAGATAAAATATAACTACTAAAAGAAGATGTAGCACCGGCAGTATTAAAAATAGTAGAAGAAAATATATTAGTAGAATAACCTAATGTAATTAAACCTGTTTGAAAATTACCTGTTTCAATTAATTCAGGCGGAAAAATGAAAAATGAATTACCACTTGCATCCTCTATGGCCAATTCTTCCACGGACATAATAGGTCTATAAGGCATTTCTAAATGGCAATATGCTTGATATAGGTTTTTATCATATTCCTTACGAATTTTTCTTTGTACAGGCGCAATATTAATTTTTATTTTCGTTTCAACCAAATTCATTGCGCGGTCTAATGCACGTTTTAAATCATTATTGTTTAATACTTGACCAGTAAGTGGACTTTTAAGTGGTATACCAAACAAATAATCTGTTCGAAAAATTTCTGGTGAAATTAATGGCTCATAACGATTTACGTTAGCACCAGCATCAATAGCATATAAGGGATATACACATCCCATTGATCTTCTGCTATTGCTGTAGTCTGCACACATATTAACACAAACTCGGGTTTAAGGATTGTAAAGCAATAGCTCGTGAAATTACACCAGTTTTGGCTACTCCAAGTTCCGTTAATGTAAATGTCAAATTGCCTTGTGCAATTTTATCAGTAGCCAAAATACTAAACTGCCAAATACTAGTATCTAGTGGAAAAGGCTGTGTTGCTATCCTGGTTATAACATTGGCACTGTTTATACTTGAAATAGTGATAGTCATAGTAGAACCAGCTGCAGGCATATACCTCAAACCTTGTTCATCATTGATATCAGATGCTTGTTCTACATCCATGATCTGAAAATATACAGTAGTGGCATTCCCCTCTCTCAATAAAAGCGTAGTAGCTACTTGCCAGCTATTGACATTTTGCACATTTTTTAGCATTCTACCGCCAAGAAGCATTGATAAATCCTTAGAAAAATTATAATTTTATTATTAAAAGATTAAGTATATTAGTAATATAAGGTTAAATTTATGAAAAACTCGTGGTTTATTATCATCGATGGGTTAGATAAAATTGGAAAAACCACTCAAATTGGACTTTTAAAACAACATTTTATTAAACAAAAGAAAAAAATATTTACTACAAGATGTATAGGTGGTCCTGCTGACCCTAATACAATTCCTTATATGCAAAAAATTAGAGATATTGTTTTTAATGATCAATTGCCCCCAGAAACAGAAGAAATGTTTTTAGATTTTGCTTCTACCCTAAATCTACGCATGATTTATAAATTACAAAAAAAGAAACAATACGATTTTTTAATTCAAGATCGTGGGCCATTAAGTCACGTAAGTTATGGTTTGGCCAAAAAACATAATAGAATTACAATTGATACCCTATATAGTCGTACATTAGACTACTTTCAATATTACATTAATAATTATATTAATATTTGTTTAATGCCTGATAAATTTTCATGGTTAGAAAACAGATTAAAAACAAATAATGTTCATGAAGATAGTTCAAAAAGGCATGATGAACTTGAAAAAATTGCTTTTCAAAAAAAAGTTTACAAGAATATGTTAAAAGAATTTGAAATTGCTTCTACGAAATATACAAGTGATTTTATTGATATTAATACTAGTCATCTTGTAAAAATATCAGAAAAACAAACTCCTCTTGAAGTTCATCAAGAGATTTTAAAAATCATTAATGAAAGGATTTCTCAATAATGCCGCAATATCATGATGCTGACCTACAAAAACTTAATTCCAGAATTTCTGAATTAGAAAATAATATTCAGAAAATTAACAAAAAATTTGAATATGACTTTTTTAATTTAACTCAAGAAGTTAAATATGTGAAACTAAACTCAAATGCAAAAGAACCTTTCAAAAAACATGATGGTGATGCAGGTTATGATTTGTATGCTTGTTTTACAGAAAAAGATTCTTATGAATTAAAACCTTTAGAACAAATAAAAATTCCAACTGGCATTGCTATTTCTCTAAATGAATATACCGTAGGTCTGATTAATGATCGTTCTAGTATGGCGTCAAAACAACTAGTAATAAGTGGTGGTGTTATTGATGAACCCTACACTGGAGAAATTTCAATTTTACTAATGAATTTATCTAATACACCATATGAAATAAAAAATGGCGATAAAATTGCTCAAATTTTGATTCAAGCTATAGTGAAAGTTAATTTTATAGAAGTAAAAGAATTAAAAGCAACTGAAAGAGGCAATAAAGGTTTTGGAAGTACAGGCAAATAGATAATCTTTATATATGTGTTTTTTGTTTAAAAGAGA